AAGGATTATAAATATGAAAAACTTGACGTATACCTTGGCTCTTTCTGGGGAAATGCAGTATCCTTTTTTATAATTGTATGTACAGCCGCAACGCTATTTAAAGCAGGAATATCCATTCAAAGTGCTGAAGAAGCCGCTAATGCTCTGAAGCCTTTAGCAGGGCAGTATGCTTTTGTTCTGTTCGGTGCAGGTCTGTTTGGTGCTTCTGTTCTCGCAACCGCTATTGTACCGCTGTCCACTTCCTATGCAATCTGTGAAGCCTTCGGATGGGAAAGCGGAGTTGATAACAGATACCGCGAAGCTCCGGCCTTCTTCGGCATATATACCACCATTATAGCAATAAGCAGTCTACTGATACTGATACCTGGTCTGTCTCTTATGAAAATTATTATCGTTACCCAACAAATAGCAGGAATTCTATCTCCGGTTATACTTATTTTTATGACTATCCTTGTAAATGATAAAAGGATAATGGGTAAATATACAAATACCAAGATGCAGAATATTGTATCAATTACAACTGTTGCATTTATTGTATTACTGTCAGTTGCACTACTGGTATTACCGTTATTTTCATAGCGTTTGATCTGTCCCTGGCCCTTTATCGGTAAATCAACATAAAGAGTAATTAGGTAATAACGTTATACTTCAAAACCAATCCATAATTTATAAAATTATTGCATCATTATAAATTATTGCATTAAACGACCTCATTTTAAATTAAACGATAATTACCAGTAAGATACTCCGGCGTTTATCTGCAGTCCCTTATGCAGATAAACGCTAAACTTGATTTCTTGCAAAAAACTCAGTAAAAATAAAGCCTGCAGAATACTTTAACTATAGTACGCTGCCCTATCTGTCTTAAATTATCCAAATGTATGTGTTTCTGCTATCCCTCATGCGTTTTCAGCATATCCACAATACTTTCGCAGATAATTACCATGTTCTTATTTTTACTTGTCACTCCAATTTCTTCAACTAACATATCTGTAAATTCCTGATCGTGCAAATAGCAATTATCTTTAAGGATTTTATATAACTCTTTAACTCCTCTTTCAATATCATTCATACACAATTTACCCCCAAAGGATAACCCTCATTAACGCAGTAATAATTACTCGCACTATTCCTTGTCATTTCGAACATATGTTCTATTAATAGTATACTATATTTCTGACTATGATTCAACCCTCATTACAATTTTTATTATTCTATACAATTATGGTAAACCTTATAAACTGTAAACGTACTCTTTTATGGCGATTTTCTTAGAAATAAAACAGATTTTTCTGCTAAAATAAAATTAAATCTGCATTATGTTAAGTGCACATTATTTTTTATTAAGCATTTCATCCGCTGCCAGATCTACTGTTCCTTTAAAAAGCGATATCATCTTTTTTAAAAAGCCCGGCACCGGAGCCCCCATTTTTCCTGCATTCTCCACAATGCTTCCAAGCTCGGTCAACACATACCATACTATTACAAGGGGACAAAGCATGACTGTATATGAAAATGGCAATTTGACTGCGGGTATATTGTTTATAATACTGCCAATTACCATATCCAATATAGCTGCCGCAATTACTGCTATTATGCTTCCTGTTTTGTGCCATAAACCTTCCCTGCCTTTTTTGGAATTCCATTCACCTGCTTTTGCAGCTGCGGCAGAGCCAGTTATCCAGTCTACTGTCATACACACGACAAATGCTGTTACAAGCCAGCCAAACCAGCCCAGACATGCCGTTACTCCAGCAATTGCTGTTACTATTGATGCCTTTATAAAATTTATATTTTCCATTTGTAACCTCCTTATAGATTTTTTGATTTGAAATTTATATGATAATATTCTGTATTATTGTGAGATTGTCATTTACATAATCAATTGGATATACTCAGGTTTTCAGGCTTAGAGACATGAATTTCTAAGGGCTGGAGGCTTCATTTTTGAAATGCTTTTGCAATTTTAATTATCAGTGCCTTGAAGCTGGGATCGATATCCCTTTTTTTAAGCCAGAAGCTATAATCGGTGTTCGCCTTTTGGGCAACAAGCCACAAAGCAGCTTCAAAATCATCCGTCTCTTTCATTGCAGCCTTTACAAGCGGTATGAAGTATTTTTCAGCAGACTCCTTAGTATTCCCTCCGAAATATTTCGTTCCCGGACAGGTCTTACTGCTTACCCAGCAATGATAAGGCAGGCTTTCTGTTGATGGAGTTATCCCAAACCGCTTACATAGCAATGCATTTAATAAAATAATGCTCTGCTTTTGCTCCTCAGTCATATCATCTTCATCAAAATTCCCCACGTTTTCTATGGTTATTGAATTCTTGTTCAGAGCCCCCAGGAAACCTCCTCCATCCTTCGCAAGCGGTCTCCCTGCACAAATCAGGCCATCAGGAAACGTGCTGAAATGCTGTGCTATTTCCGACATTTTAAGTACATTCACATGGTAATTTTCCATGCCCTTCATCAGCATTATATGATTATTATTCACATTTTTATAGCTGGGGCAGGCTGTGTGGTGCTGCTGTATGCTTGTAAAGCTCTTGACATTTTTTAATCCGTCTATGTATGCTTTAAGCTCCTGACGGTTTATCAGAATGAATTTTCCTTCTTGTTTCATGATTTCACTTCCTTTTTTAAAGTAAATTAAAGGATTACCCAGTTATTTTTTTGGTAATCCTTTAACAATTTATTAAACAATCAGATTTGCTCTCTTATCATCGATTAAACAAGTATTGATACCATCTTTCAAATCATGAATTGCAGCCTGCACCAAATCTAATTCTCCTGTTACATTGTGCTTTTAGCTCCGGTAAATCAGCTGATACAGCTACATTCGGTGTAACTGCTACATCTACTCTCATAGTTTGTTCCTTATGGTATTTTTACCTCTAAGTAAGTAATTCCAACTGATATTTTATAATTGCCCTGTATCTGGTGACATGTTAAATCGAAATAATCAATATTTTCATTTATCTTTCTTCATTTTTATTCAAATACCCTCCAGTATAATGTTATTCTGTTTGCTTCCCATACTCCATTGCTGCCATACTCTGCTGAACCAGTGATTGCTGTTGCTGTTGCACCAGTCGGGATAAACAATAGACCACCACTGTACGATGGAGGTTGTGATGACATCCCAGTACTTCTGTCAAAACAACCAGCAGATAAATATCCACTTGGATCCGCATATACATTTATAATAACGTAATTCGGTATAAAGGGTAAATTAACCGGTATGGAGAAATTTTGTGTACCTTGTGGTAATGCGTATGGATATATATAACTTCCACTTTGCCATTTTTTATTAGTGTTTGTACCTGTTAATCCAAATATAGAAATTCCATTTACTATGTTTGCAGGTACAAAATTTGAGTCGTTGGCTAAAACTGAATATAATCCGTCATAGTACCCTTGCGGGATTCCAAGACGCACTTGTCCGTTTATTGATGATACCACAGATGCATTAATATTATTTCCGCTGTGGTCTGGCATAAGTCCAACGGCTCTCCATCCATTACTGTATGCAACTTTTCCGCTCAAAATATCTTGAAATTCAGCAGTACTGTCTGATGTTAACTTTTGTAAATCGCTATCCCACCAGCCAAAAGGCCAGTATGGAACATAATCTGTTTGTGATTCCGACAATATAATATTGGAATACGTCACATCACCGGAAGAACTGGAAGCGGCAGTACAGTGAAAATCAATTGCAATAGCACCCTCTCCATCTGAAGTAAAAGAAGCAGTTGTCTTCCTTCCGTTTGTGGTATATGTTACGGCAGAACTCACAAAAACCTTAGATAAACTTCCATTTCTAATAACAATGCATCCTGTACCTGATGAGACTGATAAGTCGAACGAAAGACTATAAGTAGTATTAGGTTTTACATATGCCAACTTTCTAATCTGAGACCAGGAACCAACAGTTGTTGATGCAACCCTAAATCCCGAAGTTACCAATGTATGGGCTGCATGATAATTGAGAGTAGATGCCGCCGTATAATCAAACACATTAATGCCTGATTGAGTAACCATTGCATCAACCTCTTCCTTTGACGGTTCATTGCCTGCTCCAAATGCTGCTGTAAGATCAATTACCATTACCGCGTCTATTCTGCTACTTTCTATACCTATATCTCCACGCCCTACCAGCAATCTTGCATTATTAACATTCATAGTAGTAACAAAACTAACTCTTTGCCAACTTCCTATAATTGAGGTGTTTGCATATCCCCCCTGAATAATATTAAAAGTTCCATCTTGATATAGCACCAATGATGCTTTCTCTCCACTTGTATACGACTCAATGTTGACCATACCAGTAACATACACTTTATGCATATTGGGAATATAAAGACTATTTTGATAGACATAACTCGCTGAACTCGAGCTACTTGTCGTCTTTAAACATTTGTTTCCAATATACGCTCCTGAAGTCATCATAGGAGCTGCTCCTGAGACGATGAAAGAGTTAAAATCATTTTCGAAACTTCCGTTTTTACACAAGTTAACTAGTTTTGGCATCTCACCTCCTTCACCCTGTAATTGAAAATTTGCCCCATCATACCTTAGTGAATAAATTCTGCCAAGCAAGAGTTTGTTAGCCTTTAATACATTTCCTCTGCCATCTATGATAGGCCTTGCCCCCAGGCCATTGACATTCAAAGTACTGGCACCGGTATTTGTTGCACTTATTTTTATAGTTACTCCCATGCCCTCCACGTAAGAAGCAGGCGCCGGAGCAAGTATAATTGAATACGTGTTGGCATTGCCGGTAACCAAGTTATATCCCGGTTGACGTATATAATCCGTTATATGCTTAGCAAGTTCCGTCCGGATGCTACCTTCTCTTTGATCGGTATAATTTTTTGCAGCCGCCTGAGCAGAATCAGCTTTTGCTTGTGCTCCTCCGGTAGTTTCATATCTTCCGTCATGGTTATGCTCGACAATAGCGTTTTTTACATTCTTCAGTTCACCATCAATAATATCCATATTGCTATTCTGGTCGGCTATATTGTAAAAATCCTCTCTAGCCGGCTTTATTAAATTAAAATTGCTTGTAGTTGTTCCCATTACTTAAGCACCTCACTTTTCAATTGTTCATGTGTGTAATCATATATGCTGAGTAGCTTGTATCCACTTGATTTGTTCAAGAGCAGCCATATTCTTGGCCTCTTCCGCCTGCTCCTTTAATTCCTTGCAAAGCTTTATTCTTCCGGTTTTAAATAACATAGCTTCATTGTATAGCTGTATAAAATCCGAATTCCTCCAAGTTTCACACTGCCCACCCTTTGCGTAGTATTCAAGAGTTCCTTCTTTAAGGAATCCAAGAGATACATTGTTTTTTAAAGCCTCCATATTGATCTGATCCTCATAGGAAAAACCGTACAGCCTTTTTCCGTTCTTTACGGATGAATAGAAGCCTCCGAGAATTTCAGCATTACATGCGGCATCCAGCTCATTTATCTTATCTGCCTTTGCCTGTTCAGGAGAAATTTCCGGTTCCGGTTTAATACCTGAGGTGCTTTTATAAAATTCATGATAAGCTTCGAATACTTCCTTTTCACCTTCGGTGCAGTCCTCTTCCGGTATGAATACTATAGAACCGTCTGCAAGAGTGATAAAAAAGCCTCCCCCGGTAAAATTCAAATTTTCAACTGCACCCAACTTTTCAGAGTTATTAAATATTACTTCGTTATTTTGTAATCTAATCATATTTAAATCCTCCCTCTGCAATCGGCAACAACACTAATTTTATCGAAATATGCACCTCTAGATTTTATATTACTTTTTGTGCTAGTATCTGTTATGCGAACCTCAACCGTAAACCCATAATTTGTAACAGATGATACAAATATAGGAGCTTTCAATTTAATACTGCCTTCACCATCATTATGGACGTCATATTCCAGAATTCTTATTAAAGGTATAACTTTTTTTGAGACTTTAAATGGAATAATAATTCCACAATACAAGTATTCAGATGTTTCATACCAGCTGACAAACTGCGCCCCCGGTATATTTATCTCCTCATATATGCTCAAGTCAACCAAAGTATCTAATACGCTATCCTTATTTTGCTTCTGTTCAAGTTCCTTGCTATGACTTTCCAGTGTACTTGCTATACTTTGTTTATATGATAGAGCTAAACTTCCAAATGCCCGGCTGTATAAAGTTTTAAGGAGTTGATAATCCACTGTGTATGAAGCATATTTGTCAAAACTCCCCTTTTTTATATAGGCATAGCCTAATTGAGTTAATGCACTTTTCTGCATAACCCAATTAGGGTCATGAGAATGATTTTTATATATCAGGTCTACATCCTGTGCGGGATATTTAAACGGGCTATAGACTATATCACCGTAATTCTGAATACCAACATAGAAATTGTTTGAATCAGATGCAGGCTCAACAGTCTCATCCAGCACAATACCGCTATCAACATAAAGATAATTATCCCCTTTAACCATGTTCCATAAATCGCCTTGAATATAAATATTCATATCAGTAACGGGCTCTGGGTTTGCAAGCTTGTAATGCAACTGGTAGCCTTTGTAGTTTGGGGCAATATTGTTTTTAACCCAATCTATCTGTTTTTGTGTCTGATCCTGTTTAGCAATTGGATTTGATGCACTGGCACCCCCCGTCAAATTACCTGTCAAGGTAAGCTGATTTCCACTTATTGAAGATATTTGGCAGGTATTTACCCATTTATCATCACCTACAAAATAAATCCAATCGTTAACTGCAAACTTAGTACTATCAACTACATTCAATTTATTCTGTCCGCTTGCATTAGTTCCATATGATGCTGTGACTACCAAGCCGCTTGGTATTGTATTATCCACTATGCTTACCCACCCGGTATACCTGCTTCCATTGTTAGTACCTGCTCTCCATCCATTCATAAAAGCTTTAACTTCATCATTATTTGGATTTATAGTCTCTGCCCAGCCAGACTCTACATCAGAAATATTATAAATAAAACCTCCTGCTGCTGTAGTAAGATTAAAATTATCTATAACACCTCCTCCTACAGCACCTTCGTTAGCCATAGATCCATCTGGTTTTACTAATTTATTTCCTATTCTATCTTGTGAATAGGCGTTTTGAAAATTAACTAATGGAATACTAAGTATTTTTCCACCAGATATATCTCCATTATACTGCCAGCTATAATCCTTGCCATACAAAGTACAATGCTTCCAATTCAGTTCTCCGCTTACTTTCCCGTCTTCAATAACAACTTTATCATCCTGTGTGAACTGCCCTTCTACAACAAACCGCTGCAAATCACAGGCCTTATATTCAGCAGGCACAGTTGAACCTTCCACCAGCATTATTGAGTCAAAATATGAAGTGCCTGCAGTTGCACCTCCATGCAATAATATTAATATCTCAGAATTTGCTCCAGTATTGAAAGTAGATTTATTATTTGCAATTATAGTATTAAAATCAATGTTATCAACATATAAGACACCGTTACCGGAGGTATTGGCAAATATACTATAAACTGTATTAGGCTTTACTTTTATTACCTGATAAAAGAACCCATATTTGACATTTGATATTATTTTAAATCTGCCATTTTCTATAGTCATAGAGGTAGTGGCTGTATCACTTGAACGCCAATAACCAATCCCTTCTTCACAATTCCCGTTCCTTACAAGATTATATCTCCTGTTTTCGAAATAAGGATTTGTCAGCACCCCATAGCTTTCAACATATGGATATTTAGCCATTAACTCAGCATCAGGAAGGGCATAGTCCGATTCAGGTATCTCAGTAAGCATCAATCCGTCAAAATATCCATACTGCCCATCAGTACCGACAACTACCATATTAAATGACATATTTGCCGAACTCGTTGCATGCCACTTTCCGCATACCCTTTGCATGGAGGAAGTCTGAGTTACGATTGGAGTCCCTCCGTATCCTCCTAAGTTTATATGCACCTCGGAGGCATTTCCATTTTTCATGTATGCAGAAAGCATATAGTATTTGCCATCTTCTATCGGAAGTATTTTCCCTATAAATCCATAGCCTTTAGTTCCTTGAATCGAAACTTTAAAGCTACTTTTTCCGAATGCTTTTGATCCAGTATCTATCATATTCACCGCATATGTAGCATCCCACCTGTTGACATCCTCGCAATCTCCGTCCTTACCCAGCAGATTCACATATGACATCCCAGTAAACTCTATTCTCGGCGAAACCGGCACATCTGGAATACTGATCTTATTAGCACCCAGAGTAAGCCTTGGGGTTTGAACTGCACCGGAAGAAATCAACTCGGATATACTGTTTATGCTGTTACTATTTGACTGGGTATCAGTCTGCAGTTTATTAATTGAAACCTTTGAGGCCTCTTCTATATCATTAAGTTTCTTCAGCTGGGTATCAATAATATCCATATTGTTATTCTGGTCGGCTATATTGTAAAAATCCTCTCTAGCAGGCTTTATTAAATTAAAATTGCCTGTAGTTGCTCCCATCACTTAAGCACCTCACTTTTCAATTGTTCATGTGTATATTCCGACAAGCTGCCGTAAGTGTAGCCTTCCAGAAGCCAGTACGTGTTGTAGAGAAGGCTCAGCTCCACGAGCATATTGGCAGGGACTATTCTCTGAAGCAGCTTTCTTATATCTTCTAAATTTGACTTGGCTTTAAGCGCAACCTTTACTATTAGCTTAAACTCGTTATTCAGCAACTCCAGCAGATATCCGTCCTCTCCGCACAAGGATGCCAGCTGCCTTTCCAATCCTATGTATGTAAACGGAAGCTTTTCATTCAGCCTTGTCAGTACTCTGAATTTTCTGTCCTCCAGTGTATCAGAAACCCTGGGAGTTATTTTGAGAATCTTTTCCCAGTTTTCCATCCCATTCTCAGTAGCATCCTTAACAAACTGGTCATTCATTACATCTCTCAAGGCTTTCCATAAAAAAAGAAGCTCCGGGTTTTCAGCCTCTGCAAGCTGATTGATTTCCCTGAACTCCTTTAAAAATTCCGGCAGGTAGCTTAAAATATCGATTTCTCTATCCATTTATACCACCCCTTACCGGAATTGAGTCCTTTCCCAGTATAACGTTTTGTTCCACATTGTTTATCTTAGTACCAGAGATATCCAGGATTTCGGCAACATTCAGCAGTCTGGTTTCTATCTGGCTTATTCGTACAACAATACTTTCACTGTCCGCCCAGAGCTTTCTGAGCTCCCTGAAATAGTCGTCAACTGCATCTTCTACATTAGCCTGCGCATCTTCCCATTTTTTACCTTCCTGATAGGTGATCTTAGTCTCTATGTTAATTTTTTGCTCATCCACTCCGACAACAGTTACAACATGACCTATAGGTGCTATACCTACACCATTCCCCTTCATTCCGGGATCAATTTCGTCTTGTATACCCGCTATCAGAACATTCGATGGCTTATTGTAATTTGAATCAATAACCACCAGCTTGACCGTCCCTCCTCCGTTCCATGCCGGATAGACCTTCAAACCGCCCACACCATTAAGTTTATTTACCTTTTCTTTATAATCGGTAACATTTCCCCCAAAGGCTTGTGAATCCAAAGAAGCAAAATATCTTAAGCGCAGTTGCTCGGTGTCCTCTTCATCCTCTCCGGGAACAAGCACTTCTTTAAGTATTGCACTTGTCAGTCCGTCAATGTAATCAACAGGAATTAAAGTACCTATATAAAGATTACCTTCATTACCTTCAGTCTCACATTCCAGCCTGAATTCAAAATCCTTTATCTTTTCAATCACCTTATAATTCAATTTTTCCAGTGAGAATCTAGACCCGATAGGCACGTCCTTATTAAATACACCTTTTAGAATTGCCTTTGAAGCACTTTTCGGAACTATTCCTCTTTCGGCTGCTCTTTTAACTAAAAAGTCTCTTGTAGCAGTATCTGCAAAAGTTTCTGCAAGTATCACATCCGCTTCAATATACATCTGTGCCATTTCAGCCGCCGCAGGTGCCAATGCATCATAGATAACCGAGCCCTCCCTCTTGTCAACAGAGTCGTCAACCCGGTCAAGCATTCTGCTCAAAAGTAATTCATATGTTAAATTTTCATACATTATATATTCACCGCCTTTTCAATTTGAATACTGCCCATATTAGTATTAACTGTAAATACGGCAGTTACTTCTTCGCCGGAGGATTCAAACGAAAAATTACTTACGCTGTTAATTCTGTCATCCTGCAAAAGTGCATCTGTTATCCTCTGTTTTATTTCTGAATTAACCAAGGGTATTGTTTCTCCCAAAAGCTCTTTTAATTGTGAGCCATAGTTCCAGCTATATATCAGATAATCATACCTTTCAGTTTCTAATATTTTATATACAGCCTGCTTTACAGCCTCCAGATTATCTGTCCAACCACCTATTGTCTTTTGAGAAATATCCATTTTGTAAGTTTTAGAGGGTTGCACACTTATTTCAAAATCATTCTGTAAGTCATCATCCATAAAAGGAATCATGTATTCACCACCTTATCCAGAACAATAAACTTCTGCCCGCCCTGCATCTGGAGCATAACAACCTGCTCTCCCACAGCCAGACCGTTATGCACTCTGAAAGTCTTTTTGCCTGCATAGGCATGGCTATGCTCATTGTTCTTTTCCGTAAAATGCTCCACCGTCATATCCAAATCATAGTCTTTTACTCTGCTGGTTAGAATGATCTGTGCCTCATTGATAGTAAGCCTCTGTTCAATGCTGATATTTAAAGGCGAAACCTTTACTACTGTTCCAAAAACGACGGCCATGGGGTTCGATTCATTAACAGCTCCCAAAGCAGCCATTTTTATCAGTTCAACCATATTAGGCAATAAACTCCCCTCCCCTCAGTGTCAGATCCATATAATGCTCATTGCCCTTAAAGGTATGCTTCACTGTCTCAACCAGCATATTCTTTCTAAGGTCTATGTCACCAAGCTTCAGCATAACTGCAATAATACTCCCTCCCCTTACACGTATATCACCTATGGCATTTGATATCGAGAGGTTCCGTGTCTTCTTGTTGTAAAGCGAAAGAAGTGCATCCGCCTTGGCCTTTATGTTACTTCTTTCTTTTACGGTATCGCTGTACTGGAGTAACCCCCAGGAGTTCATATTCGTGTCGTCCTGAAGGGTATGTACTTCCCGTTTGTGCGTTTTGTCATCATCATATATAAGCTTTATTCTGTTATAGGTATCACTGTCTATTGAAGAGGTATAATCAAAGTCTTCTGCTGTCTCTTCATTAATCACCAGATTCAGCTTCATATCTTTAATATTCTTCAGCGTTAGCCTCCCAAAATCATCATAAAGTACGTACATCTCTTTTTTATTTTGAAGCGTCAGATCCAGTGCAGTCTGAATTATATCAAATAAGGTTTTATTGTCCTCAAGCCTGTTAGCAATAACGTATTCCGTGTTATCCAGTTTTCCTGTCTGCAGTCTGAAATCCTTTGCTATCTTTTCTACCAGGCCATTTGCAGTTTCTGTATAATTATAGGTTTCCTTATTTTTCAGATATCTGAGCTGGTCATAGGCTGTAACCTTGATTATCTGATCTTTGTTCCTCTTCTTGGTGAATACAAAACCATAAAAAATTTTTTCTTTATTCACATAAAAATTAACAGCATTGCCCTCCTGAAAATTAATCAGTTCGTCCTTTACAACTGAAAACTCAAGCTTTCCCGGAACACCTTTCCTCGCCGTCTCCCAGGTAATTTCGTCTTCAACCACGGGATAATATGCATTTGACCCATTTCTTATCATAAGCTCAACCAAACCTGATCACCTGCCCCGCTTTAATCTGATTTGGATTTTTTATGCCGTTCAGCTTGGCTATTAAAGGATACTTTGCCCCATCACCAACGTACTTTTTACATATTCCCCAAAGTGTATCTCCCTGCTTCACAGTGTATGGCTCCGGCACAGTTTCTTGAACTGAATTATTTTTTAGTATTAAATTATTATTCTTATCTATCGTATAAATAACCGTGTAATACTCCCTATACTGCTTAAGGTTTAAAGCTACTGTAATATCCAGTCCATTTCCGCTATCCTCAATGATACTGTATTCTTCCAATGACACAAGCATATCTTTTAAGGTATCAAATAGCTTTTCAGAGCCGTCAGGAGTAGTTCTCTCGACTTTAAACTGAAATTTAGGCTTTTGGGTTTTTAACTTCTGAAAAACATCAAGATAATATGATGCAGAAAGAAATTCCCTTACTTGCATATTTTCCGCATTGTTAACTTTTTTCTCTCCTTTGGCCGGATACACCGAAAAAGGATACCATACCTGTGGAATCAGCAATTCAAAGCTGATTTCTGTCAGGCCAGGTGCTTTCAGTATATTTATCTCACTGCCGTCCATAAGATTTATTGTTTTATTCTGATTTTTAATCTTCATCTCAATTTTAGACGGCGTAACAGGCATCAGCACACCATCCAGATACATCAAATAAGGCATTTATACATACACCCCTTCCGCTGCAGCCGACATTGTTTCATAGACCTTCTGCTCCATATAGGATACTACTCCATCCAAATCCAGATTACTATTGATGTTATTATGATTTGTCATATCCACTTTTAATTCAGCCGTAGTAAATCTGTTTATTACCTCCTGCTCTGCAACATCTCTCATGTACTTCAGATCCTCTTTAGTTTCATCCGTATTATCCCTCATTGCACCTGTATTATAAGCTGTGTTTGCTATGTTGTTCTGAAGCTGCTGGTTATTGGCATAGTTGGCTAAGCCACCTACCGCACCTCTGGTATTACCTGCAGCTGCACCTCCAAGAAGATCTTTATAACTCTCTGCGGGGTATTTACCAGAGTTCTTATTCTTTTCTATGTTAGCTTGCTGTTCTTTGGTAATCTCCAATTTTCTTAGATTATGTGATTTATCTCTATCATCTTTCAATTTTGTTATTTTGCTTTCATGCTCGGCTATTCCAGCTTCAACGCTGGCTCTATAATCTCCAAGCTCTTTTTCCCTGGCTTTCTTCTCTGCCTCATTTTGCAATTTTGCATTAGCTCCGAATTGCACCTTACTAATAGTATTTATTGATACACCCGGGATCTTGTTCAGCAGACCTATAAACTGATTAATTATGTCTATTGCACCGTTCACCATATCCTGAAGTATAGTTAAGACACCAACCTTCATATCCCCCATGAAATTTTGTATACCCACACTAACCGTTTTCAAAGCAAGCATCATTTTATTAAATAGGTCAATGAGGCCGTAAATCCCCATAAAAAATCCTATTTTTAAAGTATCCCATGCAAATAATATAGCATCTACCACAATCAGCCATGCAACATGCATTCCTCCCACGGACTGTACCCATTTCACAATACAACCGATTATAACACCTATCAGCACAGCTACTAAAATAAGAGGGCAAGCCATAAGTGCTACATTGAACCCAGCCTGTGCAATCGATGCTAAAAAAAGTACTACTTTCACAACTCCCAACCCGATTGCAAAGGCTGCTGCCGCCGCCGCAAGTCCCCAGAATATCGGTTCAAGTGTTGACCAGTTATTATTTATCCATGTTGCTGCCTCAATCAATATCTGAAAAACAGGTGCAAAAGCATTCATAACAGAATCACTTAACATTTGTCCCAAATCCCCAAATTTAGCGGGAGCTTTAGCAAATTCAGCATTTATAGTATCCGCGGAATTGTAAACGGAGTTCTTAAGAACATCTGCAGAGACTCCCTTCTCATAGTCAACAGGCTTCCCCGTATATGTTTTTACTGCATCAGCCAATGCCGGTGCTTTATCCATTACAGATGTCAGGTCATTGCCCTTAAGAGAGCCTGTTTGCATAGCCTTGACAATTGCATCCAGCCCGGACGCTTTACCTGACTTATCTGTCCCGACTAAAGCTTTATTCGCCAATTCAGTAAAGTATTCCGCTTCATCAGAAGTTTTAAAGCTGGCTCCTGCAGTTGCATTCAGCCTTGAAACTGTATCCAGAGTCTGGGCAAAAGGGGTTCTTGATTTTTTGGAAATCGAGTCAATCCGCTTTCGTTCCTCACCTGAACTTCTCTGACCTTTTATTGAATCAAGAGCTGCATTTTGATCTGCATATTTGTCACTTAAGTTAAGCAACTGTTTTAAGGCATCAGCCATACCTTTTACTTTATCTATGCCAGCCTTCACAGTTTTATTGAAATCGTCATATTTTTTTTGTGCTTCACTGATTTTTTCTGTTTCAATTTCTTTGCTTGCAACAAGATTAAGCGTTTCTAAACTATTTATAACAACATTTATTGAATTGTTTATGGAATTGAAGGTATTCGTCTGATTTAAAAATTGTATTGCATTTATTGCTGTAGCCATACCTCTCACCTACCTTTATACTTAAAAAGGCACTCCTGCTTTGAGTGCCTCATGTTAGATACCTTTATCATCTTCTTTTCGCTTTGTCCATTTCCTTTTTATCATTTTCAACCTTTATCTGTATAGCCGCAGTGATAAAAGCTCTTTCCTCCCTCGGGAGCTTCAGAAACTCTCCCGGCGTTATATGAAATTTGTGAAGGCAATAGTATGCTATATTAGAATCACTATCACCTTCATTTATCAGTTTTTTGCTTCATCCACCATTTCTTCCATAGTAACATCAAATCCATTTACCTCCTGTATTTTTGCAAGGTAATCCGCATATTCGCCCGGTTTCAGCATTACCTTTAGGAGGTTGTCCGATCCCATTACTCCATAGCTTTTCTGAAGCTCAGTGTCATTCAGGTTCGGGTTTACAGTACATCTTGACGCCAGCTTCCCGAGATATTCATTGAAATCAGTCTCAGGGGTATACTGGCCTCTTTTTCCCGGTACCTGAACCTTTCTTGTGCAGGCTTTCCTTATATCCTCATCCTCTTCGGAGGTAATCCCGCAAATTTCCCATTCAACAGGCTTTCCCTTATCGTCAACAAAACGTTTTGACGCAACATATTTGATATTATTATCCTTTATAGCATTCTGTCTAAGAAAAAAACTCAAATTACTCATATTATTACCACCTTTTATATATATTTTATTTAAATAGCTTATCAATTCGGATATCCCGCTTAACAGTTAAAATAATAACAGCTATATTTTGCTTAAGCTCCCTTGTACCTTCTGCGTTTTTGCATCGCCTTTTTATGATATTATTTTATGAGCAATTACAAATATAGCTGATACTAATCAACCTTTTAAATTCAAGGTACTATTGCATTTTGTCGCCCATTCCTGTAAGGTTTTTAAACGGAGTTCGCACCTCAAAATCATCAAAGGTGAATTCCATTTCCTCATCCAGATACTCTGCACCGGCATCGAACTTGGTCAGAATTCCTCCGTTCATATTACAGCCTTTCAATAATACAGTCTGCTTCCCTGCACTTGAGGTCACATCATCGTTTGTTACCATAATATCAAAGTAGATATCACTGCCGGTGTCCTTGTAGGTAGCAAGCAGAGATCTGAATATAGCAGTATTGTAATGAAAGGTTGCAGAACCTGTCCCTTTCCAGCCTGTGGCCTTGTTACCTTTCCCTGTCTTACCGAGAATAGGAACCTCACTTTTTGTTTTTTCGATCTTTGCCTCCAATTTGATTGCCTGCATGAAATTATAGGTATCCTTACCTATGGTTACAAAGCATTGTGCCTGCGATGCACTTATAGCATCCTTTCCATTCATTGTTGTTAGCATATTTGTCAGCTCCTTTTAATAAATTTATTGTACAATGGCAGTCATATATAGCTGTTCCATTGCATTTGTTACTGTGATAACCTCCTGGATAACAACCGCTGTGTCACTCTCTCCCTTTGAGATAACAACATCCGCAGGCTTAAAAGCTTCAATAGCTCTCAGCTTCTGTAGTTCCTGATGATATTTGACAACATCATTCCAGAACAAATCTCTGCCATTGTCATCATTTGGAATACTGCCGTTGTATCTGTCATTGAAAACAACAGCTATATCATTGGCAATCTGATCCAGTACACGGATAGTCTG